TTCACTCGTAAGCGTAACCTCGTGCTCTAGAGCGATCGATTCCTCGTACGTATCTGGGTCGATTGCGGTCACTGCATACCAGATCGACTCCACCCCTACCGGGTTGGTCCCGCTCGTCGTTAGGTTGGTTGGTGTTGATACAGACGGGGCGGGGTCGAAGTCTTCAACTGTCCATAGATTCAGCGAACCCTCGGTCGCCGCCGTTCGTGTAATGACCTTCGTCTCGTCGTCTGGATGCGCGATATAGAGCGTGTCGTTCGCCTGCGTGTAATCCAGCTCGTCCACGGCAACCGCAGCATGCCAGCCATCAGTGGAGCTGAGATGGTAGATCTGTCCGAAGTCGATCGTATCCCCGTTCGAGCTATACCCAGCGGTCGTTACCGCAGTGACGTTCACGAAATCCGTAAGCTGAAAGCTCGTATTCGCAATCGCGTTGTCGACCCTAAACCAACGACCCTCAAGCTCGTCATACCCCCCGGTGTTCCAGAAGATGACGTCGTCATCTACGTACTTGTGATCCGTCCAATTGATCTGAACGTTCCCGCCCGAGTCAACGACCGCCGGCGCTCCCGCGATCGCGCCCGACGCGCCCGCCGGCCAATCCATGTCACGAAGAATGAACCCGCCATCCTGAATGATAGAGATCAGACCAGGCTGAACGAGCAACATGTACGTCTGCTCGTTGTTGAATTTGAAGGGTACCAGCCGCCCAGCGACCCCCGCGTGCCATTGCACGCTGAAGCCAACGAACTCCATCCCGGGTCGCTTGGTGAATCCACCCTCAGGAAGGGGGAACCCGTTTCGCGCTACGCGTAGAGCAGACCGGTATCGATCCAGATCTGTACGTCCCCAAACGCCGGGGGCCACCTCACCGGAATTGAAAGCTCCTTGATAGAGACGGGGCACCGCTCACTGCCTCGCTCTCTCTGCGGTCGACATCCGCTGATCTTCCAGGTTGTCGTCTTCCGACGTGTCCTGCGTGATCGCAATGGACATCGCCAGGGCTCGCTCGCCATTCAAGCCGTTGATCAGCTTCGTCGATTTCGCATGGACCATTGCAGCCCGGCGAGCAAGCTCGGTCGCTACCAGGATCTCAAACTCATCCGTCCAATCTGAGGGATCCGTGACATCGATGAGAAACACACCGACGGCATCCACATGGTCTGTAAAGACCATCGTAGACCAATCCGACCGCGCCACAGGCTCTACAGCAAAGTTGATCGTTAGGTCGGCGGGATAGTCGAGCGTCCCCCAGTCCCACCCCTGGCCCGTGCCGAGCTGGATCACGAAACTCGCCCATGCGTCGTTGTAGTCACCCTCGGTAGAAATGATGAAGTTCCCGTTCTCATCGTTAAACTGAAAGTTGTAGGGCGGTGGCGAAGAGGCGAGGGACGGGCCATCCGTAATACTGTGAACGGTGTAGGATTCGTCCTCGACCTCCGCCCACATGTAGCTCCGATAGAGGTATTCCCCAGCGACCGAACTGACCGGAGAAGAAAACGTAGCGACGCCGGCAACCAGGGTGTCGGAGGTCTTCGCAATGAACTTGATCGGTTGCGGGATCTTCTTGAAATTCTTGATCAGGCCGAGGTCGGGGTTGTCCCGCTCGAACCCTAGAAACTTGATCGACTCAGTCGGCTCAACGTAAGCGCAGTTCCAGCGCGTCCGAGCGATCCAGCTCGAATCTGAGTTGTCGTACCTCTTGGTAGGAGCCGCCCGAAGAACAGCAGACTGCTGAGCGAACTGCGGAACAACCTGCCTGATCATCTGCTTTCGAACGCGCGTATACAGCTGGTCGAGGGTCAGCTCGATCGGCGTAGTCGGGTTCGACATATCGGTATTCGAATCGATGATGACCTGGCTGGGGGTCTCACCCATGAGCGTCGCAGCTAGCTCGTATACGTCTTTGATGGTCGTCACACGTCCTCCCGAAAGGACGGGGGCCTAACGGCCCCCGTCCGGCTCAGGCTTTCGGCTTCTGACCACGAGCCGTTTCCCGGTCGAAACCAGGCATCACCTCGCGAAGCTTTGCCCTAGACACGTCGAAGTCGACGAGCTTGTGAACGACCTGCAAAGACGGATCGCCCATCCGCGTCCAATGCGAGTCGTCCTCGGGATCAAGCGCGTACAGCGCCTTCTCGATCGCGGATCGCTGATCACGCAGCCCGGCTTCTCGACGTTTCTCAGCAAGGTCTTCCTCGCTGTAGACCTTCCTCGGGTCGACCTGCTCATCCTCTTCGACGAATCGGAAGTGGGAAGAAGGAGTGAGCTGACCCCTCTCGTCTTCCTGATCCGCCGTTCGGATTTCACCGACCAACCAGAGGCGCCCGTATTGAAACGTCTTTCGAACGCATCTTTCCTGAGCCATCGGTCACCCCCTAGAAGGAATCCTGGTCCTCACCGACACGCTGAACCCAAGCGGATACCTTACCCGCCGTATGCGTACCGACAGACGTGAACTGCACACCGAAGTGTGACGCGTCCGTATCTGCGAGGACCATCTGCAGCGGGAACCGGAACTTCCGACCCGCAACGAGCGTTGCCGTCAGCGGTGCGGACACCACCTCCATCTGCTCAATTTCAGTGGTCAACGCGGCGTCATTCGCCGTGACCGTCTGGATCTCCATGCTCGTCCCGTCGACGAAGGTTTCGGTGATCTGAATGAGCACCTCCATCCCTTCGCCTTTACCCTCACGACTCATCTCGGCGACGGTATGCAGAGGAAGCGAGCTTCCCTTGTATTCCGTTGCAGTCGTAATGGCTTGGTCGTCATGGAACATCAGGTTCTTGTCGATGAACATTCGTTCCTCTCCTTCCTAGCTGTAGACAGCTTCGGTGTCGACGAGGTTTTCCATCAGCTTGATCGGGTTACCCCAGAACATCGTGACAGGACCACCGTTGTCCTGCTGCTGCATGGAAAGCGCCATGTTCGACTGGTTCTTCGCCTCTTTGTCGAGCACGGTCTTGATCGCCCGATTGGCGTACCAGACCAGATTGCCCTGACCGATCGAGTGCAGCTGATTCTGCGCTTCGATCATCCAGTCGAGAACGGAATCCGAACCGGCAACGTCGACGGTTCCGGCGTTCGCAATGCGAACCACCTGCCGCCAATCACGAACCACCATGCCCGCCTTCCACTGATAGTGGCTGCGGTACCCCTGGTAGTAGCCGTTGTTCCCGTCGGACAGGGTCTCTTCACCGAGATCCTGGAACGAGAGACCGGCAGTCGACCCCTTCGGAAACGTCATGTGACAGGATCGAGATCCCCACACGATGCCCCAAATCGAAGTCTGAGTGTCTCCCGTGGTACCCCCACCGCTGATGACCATCCGAGCGTTGTCTGCCGAACTGTCATTGAAGCGAGGGGTCAGCCCGAGGAACTTCTCCGGGTCTGTATCCGTGTTGCCGTAGACGAGCGTGTCACCCATGGTCTGCGAAAGACCCTCGATGAACGCCGCCTCTTCCGAAAGTCGCCACGCCGCTTCGTTCCCGTTGAGCTTGGCAAGATCCTTATCCACCTCACCGTACGATTCGAGTGAACCAATCGTGTCGGTGATCTGCTTGGTCTTGCCCTTCTCCACGGGAACGCCGTAGTTCAGGCGACGCCACGCGCCGGTCGGGAGACCGGAACGCACTGTCGTTCGATGACTGAGGACGTCGTTGGCCTCTACGACCGCGGCGTCCTCCAGCATCGGGAGTTGCTCAGACATGATCTCGACGATCGTCGCGATGTTCCCATCCGGGTCCAGCCGCTTCGACCAATCGAGATACGTCGGAGCGGTATCTGTCAGAGCTGCCATTGAACTCTACTCCTAAACGTGTCCACTCTTGGTGAACATCCGTTGAGCGGGGGTCTTCCCGTCCCCCAACCCGCCGGACGCGTTCCCGAACATCGTCGGCTGCTCTCGCATGGCTCGCCCGAAGGCAGCGAGCTGCTTGATCACGCCGGGGTGTTTGTAATACCCCGACTCGATCAGAGCCTCCGTGAACTCAGGCAGCAACGCCCCTGAGTCCTCCAATGTCGAAATCGCAGCCTGCGCGTCAGCGAACTTCTCGCCCCCAATCTCCGGATCTTTATGAAGCTGCTCCTGCCACTGGGCATCGCGCTGCTGATCTACCTCAGCCTTGTAGGCTTCGAGACTTTCAACCCGCCCTCCCTCGACACCGATGAAGAGGTCAACCAGCTTCTGGGCGTTGCCCTGATCTAGCTCCATGCTCTTGGCGATATCGACGAAAGCGGAAAGATCGTCGTCAGCAATCTCCCAACCCTCGGGCAGCGTGAAATCCCCGTATTCCTCCGGCACAACCGGAGTGTCCGGGGTTTCACTCTGCTTCTCATCCGTCTCCGGAACTTCCGGGGACGTTTCCGAGACCAAGGTCTCGGGTACAAGTGTTTCAGTCGTCGCTTCCGTCGGAATCGGAGCGTCGGCGGCGGTCGTCATAAGCGATCACCTCTCCCATGAATTGAAGGTAAACAGCGGGTTGATGTACTTCCATCCACGACACAATGTTGTGACACCACACATGCATGCCGTGGTTGAAATTGACGTAGGGGATGTCGCCCTCACCGGTAGGGGTGGGCGGGCCAGGTCGAGTCGCTGAGTAGAGCTGAACGAGCAGGAGCCTGAACGCCCCCTGGTCGATCAGTTTAGCCACCGCGTCCTCATACTCGGCTATCTGGATATGGTTCAGCTCTTCGTTGGTCATGCCACCGCCCCCATCATCTGGGTCAGTATGTTCGGCTGAGTCAAGTCAGAGGTCGACGCGTCCTTCGCGGCTGACGCCGCTGCCCCTGCCCTCTCCAACATCTGATCCGCCTGGATCTGCTGGGCCCGCTGTTCCCGGATCACATTCGCATCATCAATGGAGCGAATGGCATCGGGCGGGAATCCAATCCGCTCGAAGTACGCGTCGACCATTCCGTCCGGGTCGATCCGGTCCAGCACCTCGGGGATGTACTGGGCCGCCGCACCCGTGAAGTTTAGACCCTGCTCGATCGGGATCGTCTGAACCGCCAGCTGCGCCTGGGCGAGGATCGAGATGTACTCGACTTTGAACGAATGACCGAGCAGCTCCTCCGGAGCCTCGGGCCACATCCCCCTGCGCTGCATGATCGATAGAATGCGATCGATCGCTGGGTCCAGGAAATCATCGGTGATCGATTCGAGGACCGGACCGAGCATGATCAGCTTCTCTTCGTGACGCTCTTCGACCTCGCGCGCAGTCACCTGCCTCTGCACGTTGTGCGTGATCATCAGGAATAGGTCTTCGAAGTACGTCTCAGAGATCCGACGCTCGATGCCCTCGATATCCTGGAGGACGTACTGCATCGGAAGGTTGAGCGTGTACAGCGGCTCGACCTTCTGCTGCCCGTCGTGGTAGTTGACCTTGCCCGGGACCTGCAAAACGCCGGTCGCCTTCAGCGAGGTTGGAGCCTGAAGCGGAGGCTTGACCGTCTTGTCGATGCCTTCGAGCTTCATCCGCTCCTGATGCTGGAGCTGCTTCGCATCGCCCAGGGCGTCCATGCCTGGTGACCCGCCGTAGACGTCGCCCGTGTCCGCCTGGTAGAAGCGGAACACCATCACGGGAAACTCGTGATAGCCGTGAACTTTCACGAACGTTTTCTGCCGTCCGCCGATCCACCACACGCTCACATACTTAAACGCAGCCAGCCCGATCGCTGGCCCGGGGGCGTAGTAGGGATTCGGCTCGATCGCGTTGTACAGGGCATGACGAGAGTAGGGGTTGCGACGGATCTGATCCCTCATCCCCTGCTCGATCGCTTCCTCCCCGAACCGGTCGACCAGCTCATACCCGGTGACCTTGTAATCCCGATAGAAGACGTCGACCCGCCCATCTGCGTTCTTCGCAGCGACCCACGAGCCAATCGGATGGACCATACACCGGAATGTTTCGTCTTCATGCTCGTCGATCTGGAGCGCGGCCGGTCCGAAATCCACGAAGTCTGCGTACGCCGTGTGGGATGCCTGGTAGAAATTGCTCTTGGCGAGCACCATGTCAGCTCGCTTGTCCAGCTCGGAATGGAAGTGTCGGACACCGGGCACGTCGTTGAGGTCTGGGTCATCAGGTCCGAGCTTCTTCCACGGTCGGGAAGGCGAGGTGACGCCAGCCTGCAGCCCAGACTGAGCATTCTTGCTCGCGCGCAGCGGCGTTCCGTTGATCACTTTCTGGTGTCGCTTGGTCCCCGAGATCGGGTTGTTGTTCCCACCCCTCCCGTCTGGGTTGTTCAGGAAGAAGCCTCGCCTCGGTCTGAAGTTGTCTGCGATCTCGATGTAGTGGTTCTTGAAAGACGAGAAATCATTGCGAAGGACCGTCCGGCGTTTGATGAAACGCTGGACGTCGAACTTCTCCTCGTGCGCCATCTGCGGAGCGGCCACCTATGCACCCCCTGACGGATTGAGGGTCGTCCGACCTGGGTTGACCACACCCTGCGCGCTCGTCGCGATCGTCGAGTTGAGACCCGCAAACACGCGTCGCCTCTCCTCGTCCTGCACGGTCTGCGCAAGAGCTACCTGCTCG